AACACAAGTGGTGCTGAACCTAAAAGGCCGTGCCAACAAGCTGAAATACGAAGTGGCCATGGCGGTGCTGAATGGCACCCAAGTGGATCCCAAGTTCATTGGCACAGGCAATCCCTACCTGGAAAAGGCCGACATGGTACCTGAAGAGCCCATGAAAGAACTGCCCGCAAGAGATCCTGAAATCCCAGACAGATCCACACTGCAGAATGAATTCTTCACGGCCTTTGTGCCACACTCGGATCCTGAGTATCATGCCAAGGGCATCCGCATGCACTGCACATTTCGCAAGTACACCACTGGTGTGATCACCTATGAAGTGCTGGGACCCATTGAACCACGCCCACAAGGTGAGAAGATGGACAAGTTTGGCCGCATCCGTCCTGAGATCATCAAATGGGTTGATCCACGCACAGGCGAACAGATTGTGCAGCGTGAAGACGGCTCCATGACTCCCATTGGTCGCAGACTCAAGGCCATGATGCAGAGCATGAAGTACAACACCACCAACCAGTGGTTGAGATACATTGATCGTGACTTTATCAGCCTGGACCGTGCGGCTGCACAGAATCCCTGGGACTTGACCACATGACCTCAGATCATACCATAAGAGACGGCATGATTCACAATGCTGTGGAGTCACGCCGTGTGGACGAAACTAAAATAATGCAAAAGGTCAATGCTGTGAACCGTGAAGCATTTACACAACGCTTTCCCGGCCACATTGAACACAACATGCGCTTGATATCTGAACGCCTGCAGAACTGTCTTGTCAAGCCTGGTGCCATGGATCTATCCAATCCAGACTCCTGGCCAGCCACAGCAGGCGAGATAGAAAGTCTCGCCAAGGCCTTGTGGTCATTGGAACAGGTTCGTCAGAACTGGCCCACACAGGCTGCCTAAATGGTGGATCCCACTGTACTCATGCGCAGAGCTGTGCGGTCAGTGTGCGACTCACACAATCTTGTGCCAGCCAGTCTGGCTCAGTTTGATCATGTGACACAGGAACAGTTTCGCGATCTTGCGATCACAGTGGCAGATGACATGCGTTACAATGCTCTCAAATACTTTCGTCCATTCGACCACCAAAAGTCATTCTTTACCACCATCAGCGACCGTAGAGGCATCCTGGCTGCCAACCGTATTGGCAAGACAGTATCAACCTGCTACGAAACTGCCATGCACCTGACCGGACAGTATCCAGAGTGGTGGGAGGGCCGACGCTATGATCGTCCCATCACTGCCATGGTAGCAGGAGAAGGCTGGAGTCAAGTGGCCCTGGTGCTGCAGAATGAACTGCTGGGCACACCAGATGTCAAACTGCGAGACAACATTGGATCAGGTGCCATACCCCGAGAAGCCATTGATCAGGACACCATGCGATCAGACGGTGCCAACTGTATTGGTGTAGAAATACGCCATGTGACAGGTGGCCGGAGTTATTTGCTGTTTGCCAACTACACACAGGAAGTGCGTCAACTGCAGGGTTTCAAACTTAACCTGGCTGTGTTTGATGAGCAGCCACCGGATGAATTCTTTAGTGAAATAGTAACTCGTACAGCCACCACACAGGGCATGGTCATGTGCAGTTTTACACCACTCAAAGGCTTGAATGGTCTTGTGTCAAAGTTCTGGAACCGTGAACAGGGCTATGATTACATTCGAGTGAGCTGGGCGGATGTGCCTGAATACGACCCCTGGGGTGAACCATTCCTACTCAACACCACACGGCAACAACTGGAACGCGACTACCTGCCGCACGAACGCGATGCTCGCATACAAGGCAAGCCCATCATGGGCAAGGGTGCTGTGTTCCAAATACGCACCTGGCCAACTTATAAGACAGGTGACATACCATTCCAGGAAATGCGCAACATAGCACGAGTGATCGCCTTGGACCTGGGCTTGGTCAATGACAAAACAGTGATCAGTCTCATGTACTGGGATCCTTACGAACGCACAGCCTGGCTGCATCGACAGATAGTGGTGCAGGGTGTGGAAGAAGCTGTGCCCACACAGTACATCAATCATCTCTTACGCCCAGAAGTGTATGGCACACCCATTGTGCTGCCTTCTGATGCCAACACACCTGGACGCTACACCATGAGCTCAACCAGCATACGAGAACTGTTTGAACAATATGAACTCAATGTGGCACCCTCAGCCATCATGAATCCGCCAGACGCACAAGGTCGTGTGACCAACCACAAGAGCTACGGCATCAACCAGATGCGACAGATGTTGGAAGTGGGCAGCCTAATGGTCAATGAGAACTGCACCGAATTCCTGCGCGAAGCACAGAACTACTATGTGGACACACAGGGCCGATTCAGTGACCCAGACGACTGCATTGACTCAGCCAGATACGCATTACTGGCATGCCTGCAGGGCATTGCCGAACCCTGGGACAACAAGAGCCCACAAGAACGCATGGCAGCACAACGAGACCGTTATGTGCGCTACGACAATTCCAATAAACCTGCCTGGAAAAAGGCCTACTCAGCAAACTAATATGACAGACTTTAGATCAATAACCTGGAATGACATTCTGAATCACAAGCAATTGACAGAAGATCAATTGACCTGGGATCTGAATCGCTTGCGTAATTACACAGCCGTGAGCAACCGAGGCAATACTTTTGGTAATCCGTTTATCTATCACTATCAGTTGGCAAACATGTTGGATTGTAGAAGACACAACAAAAAACATCTGCGAGACTTGTTTCATGACCCTGTGGAGTATGAACAATTGATAAAGGCCACAATCCAAAAGAATAGAAAAAATCGCATACCTGCCAATGATATTTTTGAATGCTATAGAATGAACACAGGATCTATATCTATATTCAAATCAAGCACAGCCAAATACATTTACAAAAAGTATAACGCTACAAAAGTATTAGATCCCACAGCAGGATGGGGCGGGCGTATGTTGGCGGCACATGTGCTTGACATTAAATACATAGGATTTGATACCAACACAAATCTCAAGCCTGCATATGATGCCATGCTGTCTCGATTGAATGATAGTAACTTGTGCATGCGCTGGCAAGATTGTTTGTCTGCAGATTGGACCAATATTGATTATGATTTTGTTCTGACCAGTCCTCCTTATGTTAATCTGGAACTTTATCCACACATGACGCCCTGGCAAACTCCCACAGCATTCTATCAAGATTTCTTTGTACCACTGTTTGAAAAATGTCACGAACATATACAACCTGGAGGAACCATATGTTTCAACATAACTCCCATAATGTATGAACAGGCACTACAGCAGGGGTTGCCGCCGGCCACAATAGTAGAAGCAAGACCGCAACCGCTTGGGCAAAAAACCAATAGATCCAAACAAGATCAGATTTACATTTGGAAAACCGCATGAAAACCATAGACCAATACGGTCAGGCCTGGAAGAAAAGTTACAACCCTGCAGGATAATCATGAGCACACCATTTGATCCAGACCTTGCCATCAACGCTGCCAGACACAGCATTTACCAAACTCTACGACCCTTGGAGGCCCATCAGCACGGCTGGATGATTGATGGTCGCACCATGACCTGGACTGAGTTCCTGGATGAACTGGCTCCTGGAGAAGACAATCCCTTGCGTACCTATCTAACACTGAAACTGCTGCGATAGATCAGCCACTCTTGAGTGGGTTTGACCAGGGAAATGGTGTACCCGCTAAATAACATATTATTAGGAAATCCCAATGCTGGACATAAAAAATATTCCCATGACGGACATCAATCAGTCCAAGAAGGTCAACGCCAACTTTGTGCGGCTGAAAAACTTGATGGATGTGAAGATGGCAAGTTATCTGCGCTATCTAGGCACCAAAAACGCCATCAACAGAGCCAGTGATTACCATTACTTGTGTCTAGCAGTCACAGACTCAACCGCACCGGTCAACGGCATTGACTACATTCACCCCAGTGTAAAACCTGTGGTAGATTACGCCACTGCTGTGATCACCAAAGGCCTGGCGCCCAACGGCGAAATCAATTTTGAATTTGTGGCCGATGGTGAGGACGATGAAATCGCAGCACGCCAGGCCAGTGAAATGGTCAGCCATGTTGTGAACGAAATGAATGATCCACACTTTATCCTCGAACGCTGGGTGATGGATGCTGCCATGCACAAAAACGGCATGATGATGGTGATGCCTGTGCGTGAACCCATCACACGCTATGTGGAAACACAGGGCACAGCAGATCAACTGCGAGCCTTTGAACAGCAGGCCACAGACTCTGGACTCACTGCCCTGCGCCAAAGCCGTAGACGAGTAAATGTGGACATGGCCGCAGTCATGAAAGAAGTACAGGCACTCATGGGCGAGGCCGACGCAGAACTCAATCAAGCCATGATTGACACGGAAATTGCTGGCCTGGCGCAGCTGCCAGATCAGGATGAAGACACCTTCAGTCTTGAGCGTGAGGCCATGCTGGCCGAAGGTGTGGATGCCAAACAAAGCATTCTTGATGATGCCATTGCTAGAAACACCATTTACATGGCCAAGTACAAGCTGACCGGCTACAACATCCGTGTGAAGTTTAGACCCATTGCACAGCACTACTGGATCTGTGATCCCACTGTGGCCGAAATGCGTGACCAACCCTTCTGCGGCTACTATGACCCCATGACCATTCAAGAAGCAGTGGAACTGTATCCTGGCATTGTGTTGGATGAGTTTGAACGCTTTGCCGAATACAACATGAATGGCGCTTACCAGGCCGGCTCAGTGCTCAACAACCTGGCCATTCATGCCAGAGACTCTGTGCCTGTGATGGGCATACCAACAGACTCAGCTGCATCGGCTGATCCTGATTCACGCCAGGTCAGCATTGTCACAGTGTGGAACAAGTTTGACATTGATGGTGATGGTGAACTGGAACTGATAGAAATCATCTACTCAGGACAGTATGTGATATCAGCCCGTGAAGTGGAATTTATTCCTGTGGCCAACATGTGTCCCAAGCCCTTGCCTGGCAACTTCTATGGCATGAGCATTGCTGAATCAGTGATACCCATGCAGGAGTACAACACCTCAGCGGCCCGTGCAGAAATACAGTTAGGCTTGCTCACAGCCACACCACGCATTGGTGTCAAACCAGATCGCCTGGATTTTGAAATGCTGCAGGACGGCGAGTCAGCAATCTTTATCTTGGATGCCAAATTTGATCCTGCCAAAGACATCTATCAGTTGCCACCGCCTTCAGGCAATCTCCAATTCTTGGAAGTGGCTATGAATCGCATACAACAAGACACCATCGCCATGGTTGGTATGACCACTCCCTCAGATGTGTTCAATCCTGAAGTGATGGCACCGGGCAACTCAGGCATCAAACTGCAGATGGCCCTCACACCCAACCAGATCATTCAGGACAACACAGTACGCAACGCAGCTGATGGTCTAAAAGAAGCCTTGTGGTTGGTATGGCGTACCCTGGTACAGTACGGTGATGACTATGGTGTTAAAAAATTGGCAGCCAGATATCACCCAGACCGGCAGCCGGTGTACCTGGACTATCAGAGCTGGGACGACATGAACTTCAGTGACCGCCGGCACATACAGATTGAACTGGCACTGGGCATGATGAGCCAAGAGAACGCACTGGGCCGCCTGCAGATCATTCAGAAATGTCAGACAGATTTATACACCATGGTACAAGGCATGGCACAGTCAGGCACACTTACACCTGAAATCTACCACAAGGTCAAGAAGCCTTTCGCAGATACCCTGTATGTGCTGGGTGTAAAAGACTGCGACACCTACTTGCCTAGTGATGAAGAAGTCAAAACCATGATTGCTCAAGGTGAAGCCGCTGCCAAGAACCGTGAACCCTCAGCAGAAGACAAGAAACGCCTGGCAGATGCTGGCCTGGCACAGGCCAAAACAGAACAGATTCAAGCAGAAATGGCCGGCACTGACAGTGAAAGCCAACTGGACTACATGGCCATTGCAGCAGGAGACCCCAAAGTCTACAGTTGATATTTTTAAGGATTGGATATGATAGAAACAGAAACAGTTGAAAGTTTCAACACACGCCTCACAGTAGACACAAGTGACTTGAAAAAGTTAACCCCTGGACAGCGTGACACCATCAAACATTACGGAAGCCAGGCCGAAGCCCTGCTTAAAAACAGGGACCTGGCCATGTTTGTGCATCACTACAAGTTTGAACTGGCTGACAATCTCACCATGATCTCAGGTCACACAGAAGTGGACAATGTCACAAGAATTGCACAGGCCAACTACCTGTCAGGCATTGATGGCTTTGTGACCAGTCTCAAACGAGCAGTGTACCAGAAGAACAAAGTCACGGCCTGGGAAAACAAACAGCAATAATCATGGGTTTTGGCCCGAGTGATATAAATAGAAGACCAAGGTAACCTTCGGGCCCTTTCTAATAGGAAATTTATGACAACTGAAATCATGCCTAATGCCCCCGAGGGCACGGCCAATGAAACACCCGCAGCATTGGATGGGTTAATTGCTGAAAAAATGGCCGCTATGCGTAACCAAGTTCAAGCAACCAGACAACCTGCAACAGGAGCAGATGCATCGGCAGATGAATCCAGCCCTGCAGTCCCCTCGGGATTGGAAGATGAAACCGACTATGATCAAGATGTAAACGCCACTGAAGAGGATGTCACCCTGGATGATCCAGTAAGTGCTCCAGACGCAGATACCACAGGTGAAGACCTTATTGACTTTATTGAATTTGCAGAGACCAATCCCAATGCCAAATTCAAGTTTACCAGAAATGGCAAAGAAGTCATTGTCGACGCCAAAAAGGCCGCAGCCATCCTGGGTCAAGGAGGTGCCATACACGAAGAAGCACGCCAGTTAAAAGTGGAGCGAGCCGAATTTGATGAATATCTCAAAGAAAGTCGGGAGCGCCAAGAAGGTTTAACTCTGGCAATGGAGTTTACAGTCCAGCCGCAACTTCAGACAGCATGTGACGAGATCTTGAAAACCCAAGGTTATCAGTCTGTTTTTCAGCAACAACTTGCACAGGCGCAAGATCCCGGTGTCCGAGCCCGGATTGAAGCCAGCATGCGACAGAATGAGCAATACATTCAGTCACAGCAAGCAGTTATTGGACAGATCAAACCCGCAGTGGACCAGTTCAGAGACATACGCCGACAACAAGTTGCAGAAGTATTGGAGCGCAATCGCAAGAGTTTTACAGATAAGGAGTTGAAGAACGAATATGTGTACAACGAACTGCGAGACAAAGTGGCAAAGATATGGCCTGAAGCCCGTGCAGAGATTATTCCCGGCATTCCCAACATTGACTTGATATCGTCAGATGAGAATTTGTTGGCACTGGTGCGTGACGGTTTGAAATACCGCAATGCATCAAAACCCAAATCTGCAGGCTCAAGCATAGCACAATTGACTCAGCGAAGAGGCAACACCCAGAGCGGCCGTGACGGCAGCGGGAGCCTCCAAAAACTTCGAGAGCAAGCCAACGCCGGTGATAAAAAAGCCGGAGACAACCTCCTGGTGCAGCGACTACAACAAATACGCGGCACCAGAGGTGGTAGATAATAGCCTAGTTCAAGGAGAATTAACATGGCACAAATTACAACCAGTCAAATTGGTAATGGTACCTCAGCTTACGGCAGTGACATCGTTGTCTAGGACTTAGATTTAGATGTATCCAATCGTGTAAAAGACGAG